TAACAAATTATTTGAGGAATTTATTGATGTGTGTGAGAGTGTTCTGTCACACCCTAATGATGAAGTAAAGCAATGTGAAAAGGATATTTTATGGACTGAGTTAGTACAGCTTAAGTCAAAAATGAGAGATAAAAATATTAATTAAGGAGGAAAAATAAATGATTAAATATAGATTACATAATATCACTGATTTCGGGGTAGAAATCAACGACTTCTACACTGAAAACTCACTAAACAACTACATATCATTATTCGTAGAACCGCCCTATTGGGTTGAAAATTTAGAAGCACATGAAAATGCATACATAGGTTTTGACAGACATAGCGAAACACCTTTATTTAATGTAAATGCTGTAGTAGTTACACCCGATAAATTGGACGATTTAAATGTTTCACGTGAAACACCGCACGAAAGTGAAATAGACTGGATAAAAAGACACACACCTGTAAAAGAAGAAAAAGAGCCATCTACCAAATTAGAAAAGATATACTATTTCTTAATTATTATATCCCTCGTTATTATGACAACCTTTTTGCTATATCTTTTCTTATCTTCTGTATCATTTATAGTAGAGCACTTTTCAAAGTTCACATGGAAAGTTTTCAATCTTTTATAAGGAGGAAAGAACATGGCAAAATTAACAAATCAATTATTGCGATACAAAGTAATGTTCACAAAAGGGGGAACAGGTGGTTACACTGCTCGCGTCATGATACCAAAAGAAGCTATCCGCGATTTAGACATACACCCAGGAGACAGTATTGAATATACACGTGTACCACATGGCTTGCTATTAAGAAAAGTGCAAAAGGAGGGTGACTAAAAGATGCCAAATAAGCGTATAAAAAAGAAAAAAACAAAAACCGAGATTATACAGAAAGAATATTCTTACGAATACACTAAATATCTAGCACGTGTTAGAAATCAGCAAAAACAAGGTGTACAAGTAAAGATAATTAAGCGAGTAAAAAATCCAAAGCAAGTTTCGATTGATAGAATTAAAAAACAGATTGCAAAAGAAATACGAAAAAATGCGACGGTTGTTGATATGCTTACAGGCGAGAAAATAACACCTAAAGAATACGGGCGTAAACATGCACTTGAAAGAAATAGAGTTTTCATTAAATTAACGCCACAAGAACAGGAATATGCTCGGCTTCACGGTTCTGATTTAAAAGAGTTAAAAGCGATACTAAAAAAAGGAATTAGAGTCAATATAGCAACACCTGTATTAGACTATGAAGTCATTATAGATTCTTGGTATGATTCATTAGACAGTTTCCACCCACAAGTAGCAACGTGGTTAAGAGAAAAAACCGATGCACTATTGTCAAATGCCACAGAAAGAGAACGTGCGTTATTTGCTTATACGTATTCAAAAGCACCCGAAGCATTTCCAACAGAGTACTACATGGACAAAGCAACGGTTGACGCGGTGTTTTGGAATATATTGAAAAAGATGGGCGTTCTTAGTACAACAAAAGACTTTCAAGATTTTATTCAAATGCTAGATATTGCTATAGAAGAAGAGTAAAAATGAGGTGATATAATGTCGCGAAAAAAGAAAGTAACCTTTTGGGCTTGCGATTTTGAGACGACCGTGTGGGGCGAAAAAGTAGAACAGGAAAAACGCAAAAAACAAGACAGTACAGAAGTATGGAGCGGGGCAGACGTGGCATTATATGACGATACAGAGACTGTAACGATAACGCACTCTATAAGAGATTTCATAAATAGATTTTTAACGATGAACGGGAATAATATTTTATATTTTCACAACCTTGCATTTGACGGTTCTTTTATAGTTGATTTTCTATTGAAAGAGGGTTGGGAGTGGGTGCACTGTAAAGATAAAGAAATGCGTTCAAAGCAATTTCAGACCTGTATTTCAGATATGGGGTCGTGGTATTGGGTTAAATTAAAATGGAATAAGACTTTTTTAGAGATTAGGAACTCGTTAAAGCTTATGCCATCTTCATTAAAAAATATCGGAAAATCATTTGGCACAAAGCACCAAAAGCTAGACATGGAATATGAGGGCGAGAGATACGCTTATTGCGATATATCTGAAAACGAGAAAAAGTATATTGAAAATGATGTGTTAGTGTTAAAAGAAGCTCTTGAAATGATGTTCAACGAAAATCATGATAAATTGACTATCGGTTCATGTTGTCTATCAGAATTTAAAGGTTTTTATGATAGTAAACAATACGATAAGTTATTTCCCGACATTAGAGAAGATTATCTAGACGAATCAATAACAGATGTGTGGAATCAGTGGGATTATATTCACAAGACATATCATGGTGGCTGGTGCTATGTCAATCCCCAATATGCGCATACTGTAGTAGGTGACGGCCATGTATATGATGTGAATTCTCTATATCCGTCTATGATGCATAGCATCAGTGGCAATAAATACCCATTTGGGCATGGGGAATACCACAGGGGAGCGCCACCCGATGAACTTATAAGCTCTGTTAATAAATATTTTTTTATTCGCTTCAACTGTCGTTTTCAATTAAAAAAGGGCGCGTTTCCTTGGTTACATATCAGACAGAGTGCCTTGTATAAAGCGAATGAAAATTTATACAGCTCTAATGTTAGATATAAGGGTGAATATTATCGGTATTATCGTGATATTGATGGTCAGATGCATGATACTAATATTACTCTCACTATGACCTGTACTGACTGGAAGTTGTTCCAAGAAACATATGATATTTATGATTTGGTCATCTATGATTATATATGGTTTTATGCAAGAGATGGTTTTTTTGATGAATACATCAATAAATACGGAGAAGAAAAGAGAACCTCAAAAGGCTTTAAAAAACAAAAAGCGAAACTCTTTTTAAATAATCTTTATGGCAAATTCGCTATGTCGGATAATTCATCATATAAAGAGCCTTATCTTGACGAAAATGGGATTATCAGATTTATTTTGCACGAGGAACATGAGAAGAAAGTCGGGTATATTCCAATCGGTAGTGCTATTACATCTTATGCCATGAATTTTACAATTCGGCACGCTATGGCAAATTATGAGAGATTTTGCTACGCTGATACAGATTCCATTCATTTGATTGGACTAGATAAAGCAAACATGGTTGTAGAACACCCGACGAATTTTTGTTGCTGGAAATGTGAGAGTACATTTGATTTCGCGTATTATGAACGTCAGAAAACTTATGCAGAGCATATAGTTGAAGAGAATCACGAGCCTTGTGAGCCTTATCTTGATATTAAGGCTTGTGGCATGAGTAGCCAAGCGAAAGTAAAATTTATCGAAGATGGAAAAGATATATCTGAGTTATCTACAGGTCTTAGCATGGAGACTTGTAATCTGAAAGCAGAGCGAGTGAAAGGTGGTATAGTGTTAAGGAATAAAGACTTTAAAATACATGAGCAAAAAGATAAAAAAATTATGATATAACATTTGACTATATCTAGTCGTTGTGCTATTATAATAATGTAATAAATAAAACATATTACATTACATTCACACTCACAAAAGCAGAAAAAAGGAGGAAAACAAGATGATTACAAGAACATTAGCAACAGCGGAGGTTTATGTACAAAGAATCTATAAAGACAAGGAGACGGGCGCAATCATTAAAGATTACTTTGAGGAAACATTACCAAACTGCAAGACAAGAGATAAAGCGGAAATCTTGCTTGAAAAACAGCACAAAGGAGATATTATTTTCATTTTAGATATCAAATTTAAAATTGAAAAACGTTCAATGACAGATGAACAGTTCTTACTTAATTCAGATGTCAAGAGCGAAAAAATTGTTACCGAAGCCGAGTTGCAGGAAATGAAAAAGGAAGATTAAAAGGGAAAAATAGGAGGTAAATAACATGGTAGAAATTAAAGAAATGAGCAGAGAGTTTACAAAGGTTGAGAGGTACCTTATGACCACAGCGCCCGACATTGAGCCATTAAAAAATATCGAAGATGGGGAATCTATCCCAGTTGACGGATATATTATCTTTAATGACATCAAAGATAACGGAGAGCTACAGGAGATTGTAAGTATTATCACACCCGATAAGAAAGTGTACTCTGGGCAGTCTGCAACCTTTAGACAGTCTTTGAAAGATATTGAAAGTGTTATGGACGGCGAAAAATTCTCTATCGTTAAAATTAGCGGAAAGACAAAAGCTGGGCGCGATTATATCAATTGTACTTTAGATGTATCAAATTTATAATATGATGCCGTGAGAATACCATTTTAATTCTCTTCTTCTTAAGGGGTGGCTATAAGCCACCTCTTTTAAAAAATAAATGTTTCACGTGAAACATTAAGGAGGTGCTAAAATGATTGATGATGGTTATTATCATTGCGAACGCTTATTAACTATGAAAGATAAATATGGGAAAACGCCCGATATATATATTGTTGATGGTAATAGAACAGCGGGAAAAAGTTACTCTTTTAAATGCAGACAAGTTTCTGATTTTTTAAAGGATAAATACAGACCAGAAAACCAGTTCATTTATCTATATCGAAATGTCATTGATATGACAGAATGTGCAGATACATATTTTGGTGATATCGCGGAAGCATTTGACGGTTATGTTATGACTGAAAAGCGCTTGATGCGAGGCTCATTAGTACAGTTATTTATCAATGAAGAGCCATGCGGTTATTGTTTGGCTTTAAATGTCGCAAGAAAATATAAAAAAATGCGTGGACTGTTTGTCAATATACGCTCTATATTTTTTGATGAGTATCAAGATGAAGATAATATATATTTGTCAAATGAAGTGAATAAGTTATTATCGTTATGTACCACAATCAGTTCGGGTCATGGTAAACAACATAGAAGAGTGGTTTTATATATGTCCTCAAATACAGTATCACTATTAAACCCTTATTATAAGGAGTTTGGCATCAACAAAATGTTAAAAAAAGACACAAAATTTTTACGAGGTGATGGTTGGGTGTTTGAGCGAACTTACAATGAAAATGCATCAACAGCATATCAAGAAAGTGGTATTGCGCGAGCTTTTAAAAATGCTAGTTATAACGCATATGCAAGTGAAAATAAATATCTAAACGATAATGAATGTTTAATTGGTAAGCCAAGTGGAAAATCACGTTATATTTGTACAATTAAATTTAATGATAACCTGTATAATATCAGAAAATATGATGCTTGTCTATATGTATCAACAGGTGCAGACGATAGTTTTCCAACGAGAATATGTTTTACAAAAACCGATGTCATAGACAACACTACTATTCGTGTCAATTCAACACATTATATCGTTATGATGTTACGGGAATATTTCAACAGAGGGCTACTGTTGTTTGAAAATTTGGAGTGTAAGAACATGATATTTGATGTCATATCCTTTTAATGTTTCACGTGAAACATTGACATTTCAAATGACATATGTTATCATAATATTGTACCCAAAATAATACAAGCATTGTAATTGATATACACGCACATAGACAAGTAGTCTGATATCAATTTTTGGCGTTGCGTTCCCTTTGCATTGATTATTTTGTAATGTACGCAAAAATGTTTCACGCGAACAATGTTTCACGTGAAACATTGTTTATTTACAAATAATTCTATTTGTGTTATGATAGAAAAAAGGAGGTGATATCATGGCACAGGAAATCATGACAGCTATTAACACGTTGGGACTGCCTACAGTTGTAGCGATTGCGTCTATGTGGTATGTGAAATATCGAGAGGATAAGAATGACGTACGCATGGACAAACTAAACGAATTACACAAACAAGAGATGTCAGATATTACAGAAGCAGTGAACAATAACACACTTGCATTACAGCGTATTTGTGACACATTTGAACAGAAAAAGGAGGATTAAAAAATGAGTGTAAAAAAAGCAGTTGATGTTTCTTATCATAATGGAGTGATTGATTTTGAAAAAGTAAAAAATGCTGTAGACTATGTTATCATTCGTTGCGGTTATGGACAAGATATGGCATCACAAGACGATAAGCAGTGGTCAAGAAATGTCAGTGAATGTGAGCGATTAGGAATTCCATACGGTGTCTATTTCTATTCTTATGCCAAAACAAAAGCTAGAATTGAGGGCGAAATTGCACATTGCCTTAGACTGTTAAAAGGTCATTCTCCTAGTCTTCCCGTATTTTTCGATAGCGAGGAAAAAGGAACACAGTCTGTAGCAAAGCACAACGCAAAGCGTTTTTGCGATGCTATGCTGACACATGGATATAAAGCTGGGATTTACGCTAGTAAATCATGGTATGAGAATTATATTGGCGAGACATGGGGATATGACCTGTGGATTGCTAGATATTCCAATGCGTTAGGTGTAGACAATGTAGACATTTGGCAGTATTCCAGTAATGGAACTGTTGACGGAATTAATGGTCGATGTGATGTGAACCACGTTTATAAAGACTATGGAGCTTCAAATCCTACACCTAATGTTCCACAGAGTCCACCAACGCACTTAATCTCAAGAAACGAACTGATTGCCACGGGACAGCAACACGCCATTAATTTTACAGGTGTTCAAATCGCAGTTGACGGCATTGTTGGAAGAAACACAAAAAGAATGGCGGTGCGTGTAGTACAGCATGCTATGAACATGGATTACGGTCGTACGATTGCAGAGGACGGACTTGTTGGTAAAAAGACAAAAGCAAAAGCTGGACGGCATTATGTGAAACGAGGGGAAACACAGTATTTAGTCACAGCGCTTGAAATCTTATGTTTATTGCAGGGAAAAGACCCGAACGGAGTGGAACACCCTGGAACATTTGGCGGAGGACTGGCGCGAGCGTGTGGAATTGAAATCGTTTACGCAAAAGATATGTTATACATGGTTTAATGATTATTCACGTGGAACAAAATGTTTCACGTGAAACATTTTTAAGGAGGTCAGTAAAAATGCCAAATATCAATGTAGCATATCAGTGGGCGGTAAATGCGTGCAATGCACCTAATATTGGCTATTCACAGCAATACCGAAGAGGGCAGACCGTGAACGGTATTACTTATTATGATTGCAGTTCTTTCATTTCGAAAGCGTTAACGGAAGCTGGGTTCTTTTCAGTCAACCCATGGTTCACAACAAGGACAGAGGAGGGCTATTTATTACAAGCTGGATTCAAAGAAATTAGTATTAGCGAAGCGTGGCAATCCGGAGACATTGTTTGGCGTAGTGGGCATACCGAAATGGTATATCAAGGCGCTGGGGTAGGAAATGGTGGTATCACTATGGGGGCACACAGTGGACGATATCCATTACCTGACCAAGTAAGTATAAATAATCATGTATCGAAGCCGTCCACATGGACAAAGATATACCGATATGGCGATAGTGCTGGAATGACCCTAGAGTGGATTCACGGAAACCGTTATTTGACAGACGATGAAATGAAAAATAATGCATATGTATTTTACAGCACAATGTTCTTTAAAGATTTTACGCTCAATGCAATCGCTGGAATGCTAGGAAATATGGAGATAGAATCCAATATCAACCCTGAATTATGGCAATCATTAAAAGAGGGAAATTATAATGGTGGTTATGGGTTAGTCCAATGGACACCAGCAACAGTCTATACAGACTGGGCGAACGCCCATGGATATGATATCACAGATGGTTACTATCAATGCGTTTGGCTTGATGAAGAAACAGTTAGTAGTGGCCAATGGATAGAGACTGCGAAATACCCGATATCATGGGAAGAATTTAGGAAGTCCACAAAAGAGCCAGATTATTTAGCGTCCGTATTTTTAAAAAATTTCGAACGTGCTGGTGTAGAAAAAGAAGAGGATAGAAAAAAGAACGCGCTAAAATGGTACGCATATCTACAGACATTATCACCATATCCAATCCATCCACACGCAAGAAAAAGAAAAATGTCTCTTTACCTTTTCTTGCCATGGTGATATAATGAAAACGTAAAAGGGTGACACTAAATAAAGGAGGTAAAAATATTATATGGATTTTAAAGAAGCTTTAAACGAATTAATTGACGCTGTGTCAGACGTGGAAGAACACGGAGACGCTATTGAAGTTTTGCAGAATTACGAGAGCGAAAGAGATGGAGAGTCAGACAGCGAATGGAAAGACAAGTATGAAAAGTTAGAAGCCGAGTACAAAAAGCGCTTTAAAGAGCGCATGAAAGAATCTGCTACTAATGCAGACGGCGAAGAAAAGAAAGACGAAACAGAAGAAAAAATTACCGTCGAAGATTTAGACTTTAATGGTAAAACAGAGTAAGGGGGTATTAACAAATGGCAGACGCAACAAATAAAAACATTTTAAAAGCAGTGAAACAGGAACTTTCTTTTGAAGTTCAGAACCACTTGCCAGTGGAAGTCTCAGACAATTTACAGACTGTCTATGATAATATTCTGAATTTTGCTCCTGTTCGAAATGTAATTGTACCGTCATTAATTAATCGTATCGGTATGCAGACCGTGGACAGCATTGCATGGAGAAACCCGTTAGCTAGGTTCAAAAAAGAGCCTATGCGTTATGGAGAGACACATGAAGAAACATATGTGAATATGTGCAAAGGTCGTGTATATGATTCACAGGCTGACTTCAAATATGCATTTCAGCAGTACCAGTCTTACATCATGAGCGTGTTCCATAATGTCAATCTTGAGATTCAGTATCCAGTTACAGTTACATATGACAATCTGAGAAAAGCTTTTACGAGTGAATATGGAATCCGAGACATGATAATGGCAAAAATGGAAAGCGCTATCACAGGGGCGAACTGGGACGAATATCTTGCTATGCGTGATTTAATCAATGTGGGATATGAAAAAGAAGTACTTCCAGCAGTGACCGTTGACGCGATTGTGGATGAAGCATCAGCGAAAAAGTTATTGATTGAGGTCAAAAGAGCAGTTGGAGAATTTGGCTTCCCATTGCCAGAAAATAACCCAGCTGGTGCAACGTCCCACGCTATGCCAACAAATTTGATTTGGATTACAACGCCAGAAGTAAATGCACAGATTAGCGTTGACGCTTTAGCCTATGCGTTCCATATGGACAAAGCAGACGTGGCAGTTCAGACCGTGATTGTAGACAAGTTTGCAAACAGCGCGATTCAGGGCGTTCTTTGTGATGTTCGTTTTTTCAACGTACGCGACCAGTTCAAGGAAATGAGCGACCAGCGACTCGCAAATGTCTTATCATGGAACTACTTCTATACACAGGTGGAAATGGTAAGCGCAAGCCCGTTCTATCCGATTCGAGTCTTTACGACCGACACAGTTGTTGAAGCGCCGAACCTTAGTGTGACAGCTGGAACTTATACAGCTGGTCAGACACAGGAGATCGAGGTAACTGTAACAGGTGGAACAGGGACATACCATCAGAATTTAGTGACGCTTGAAGTTGACAGCGGTGCTACTTCTGCCAAGACATATGTAATTCCTGGAACGCATCTCTTGCACACAGGAGCGGACGAGACAGGAACTATCATACTGAAAGCAATTTACAGACCACTCGAGACTATCACAAAGACAGCAAGTTTCACAAAAGCGTCATAATTAACGGAGGTAGTTATCTATGATAAATTTACCTACTCAGGGAGGGGTTGCACCACGCAACCCCGAAACAAAATTAAGATTATATAGTGGAGTACCTTGGTCTGATGAATATGAACACGTTAGACTTTACAACTCAAAAGATGACTTATTGAACCATTTAGAGTATTACCGAAAAAATATCAACGGAGTTGACTTATCACACATTGCCCCGATTAAACTGGGAAACTATGATATTCGCGTACCGTTCACAGAGATGAAAGCACTTAATCTCAATTATTTAGCTTTTCAGAATAGCGGTATTTCTAATGAATGGGTATTTTGCTTTATCGACTCTATCGAGTGGCTATCCGAAAAAACAACTAGAATTAACTTTTCCTTAGATGTGTTTCAGAATAACTTTTATGATGCAAATATTAAGCCTTGTTTTGTGGAGTATCATCATATACCGAGAAGTGCTGATACTATAGGGTCAAACTTAACGCCAGTCAATATAGAAACGGGTGAAACTATTGTATCACGACACAAAAAATTAGACTTGACACCAACAGACTGTTGCGCTTTTGTAACGCGAGGAACAGCGGAACAGAGTTGGTTCGAGGGTCGTGTGGAAAACGGTGTTTATTGTTGGGGTAGTATCGGACATTATGATGTCACAACCGAAGAGGGACTAAAAGGAATCAACACTTTGTTGGAAGATTATAACAATCAAGGCGCGCAAGATGCAGTAATAGGATTATTTATGTCGCCAAAATTATGTACGCTTGCATTAGGTGGAAAAGAGATAAAACCTAAAATTACATCTATGCAGATATCTGACAATGTTTTCGAGGGATATAAGCCAAAAAATAAAAAGCTATATTCTTATCCATGGTTATTTTGTCTAGCTGATAACAACCAAGGTAATACACACATCTATAGATATGAATACAGTTATAACCGTGATAAGTCTCTTGAATTTGACAGCTACGGCACAATTGCAACGCTACCGCAAGTCTTGACAGCACCGAAAAATTATAAGACTCGCGAAGAGTTAGGACATGGACTAATGAGCGAAGCACTTATTAATTCCTCTTTTCCGATGTGTTCTTTTTCTTCCGATACTTACAGGGCGTGGCTTGCTCAAAATAAAAGTTCAATCGCTCTATCTCAAGTACATACGGCTGTCGATGCTACCATAGGAACAGGCACAGCTATAGCAGGTTTAGCAGGAGGAAGCTTGCAAGGTGGTCTTAATGGACTCGGGAAAACTACGAACGCTTTTTGGGACGCTCTTGGAATGTTAGCCAATCAGACAGACAGAGCAAGAAATGCTGGAGTAACACATGGGAAAGCACTATCAGAAAATGTACTGACAGGAATCAAAGAGTGCGGTGTTGATTTCTATGAAATGTCATGTAAAAGACAATTTGCAGAAATGGCGGACAGTTTTTTCGAGCAGTTTGGATATCCAATCAATAAAATTGTTACCCCATATTTGCACTCAAGAACCCAGTGGAATTATGTAAAAACTTCACATTGTGGTTTCACTGGCGATATTGATTTAGACCAGTTGAAAAAGTTACGAAATATATTTGACAACGGTGTAACTTTGTGGCATACTGACGATATAGGAAATTATGGGCTATCCAACGATTAAGGAGGTGCATATAAATGAGAAATCCATTGCGAATTTTTGAACGAAATGTCAATAAAAATAAAAAAGATGATTTTGAAACAATTAAATCTATATTTTTTTATGATATATTTGATATATTTGTCAATAGATACAAATGGAATGATTTACCCGAAGAAATATTGCCAATGTATATCGAGCAAACGCTCTTTTGGCATGGGCTCGGCGTATTCATAAAAGATAATATTGCTGGTTATGCTTTCATGAAAGTTTCGTTGTCGGGTTTACCCGATATCTATAACATACCTCAAGATAGAATTGCATATACAGCGAATGGATATATCGAAGAATACGGTAAGGAAAACAGTTGTATCTTATGGAATAATTACTCGACTATGCCATATTACTATAAGGCTTTAATGTATGCAGATGCTATGGCGAATACGTGGAAAACAAAAGGTATTAATATGTATGCACAACGTACACCCGTAGCACTTTCTTCCTCAGACAATGAAAAAATGAGCTTTGAAATAGTCGGTGAGATGTACGACAATTATTTACCCGTATTAAAAGTTTCTGATTCGTTAAACTTGAAAGACATCAAAGCACTGAATACGGGCGCGCCTTACATTGTGGACAAATGTGAACAGGAGTTGAGGGACTTATGGTCACAAGTACTGACATCTTTAGGCTATGAAAGCAATCCTGTAGAAAAAGGCGAACGCCTTGTCACAGGCGAAACCGCTGGAAACAACGGACAGATTGAAGCCAATCGAAATGTTGGGCTGACATTGCGAAGAAGATGTGCAAGTGCTATTAATGAGTTATGGGGACTCAATGTAACTGTTGACTTCAACAGTGAGCTACCTACTATGATGAATGGATATATACCTGACAAGTATATGCAAAAAGGGAAAGAGGGTGACGAAATTGAGTAAATACACAACGACTGTTAAAGAAATTTGTGAAAGCTTTATTCCACCCCAAGAATTATGGAGTATGGACTTATCTGTACAAAGAATCATTGACAAAACGCAAGGAAATTTTTTTGACTTTGATTTTCCTTTTTACTCAGAGGATAGAAAAGACTTGTATACTTTTAAAACATATTTTTTACTTAGGTATTGGAATAATTATATAGGATTTGAGACTCTAGGAATGTGGAAAACCGCTTTTCTAGCAAAAATGCATGAATTAACACCGTATTATACAAAACTGTATAACGCAATTCAAAGAGACAACCCTTTTACAAATGTAAATATAACAATCACAGAAGCAGAAACAGGAAACGAAAAAACAACGACTAAAGCAACAGATATAGGAAACAGCGAGGTAAAAAACAGCCAAAACTACCAAAATATTGACAGCGACAACCCACAAGTTACCGTAGCCACGCAAGACTATGCAAGCGCTATGAGTAGAGGCGAGACTGTCAACAACACTACAACAAACGCAAAAAATGACCACACAGGAAACGACAACAAGGACAGTAAAAGAGACAGAGACACGAAAGAGATAGGATTAAGAGGAAAATCAACAAGTGAAGCAATTGAAGAATATCGCGAACAGATTCAGAATATTAATCGAGAACTTGTAGAAGCTTGTCGCGATTTGTTTCTAAAAGTTTGGTGATAAGGAGGTGAAATGCATGACAGAAGAATTAAAACCTGTAGTTCCTTTACTTTGCTGTGATATCCCTAGTGTCTATAGCAACAAACAAAGTTATTATGAGTGCTTGTGTTATATAGGCTATAAAGTCAATGAATGTATTGACGCAATCAACGGGTTCACAGACGCGTATAAGCAGTATACAGATGAAAAAGTGGCAGAGTTAAAAACCTACGTTGACGGTCTTAATAATGATATTTATAATCATATCGCAGAAGTCGAAAAAAATATCCGTAACGATATGGATAAAAAAGACGCTGAGTTAGATAAAAAAATTGATGATATACAGAATAATTTAATAGAACGAATAAACAAGTTAAACGTTCTTATCTATCAGTTAAACAGTGAAACACGGGATTATATTGACACGTCTATAGCTAAATTATATGATTATATCAATAATTATGTTCCGAGTAATATGCAAGTGCTAAACCCTGTTAAGGGATATTACACAAGCCTTAATCAAGCGCTATGTGATATGTATGACAATTTAAGATACAACGCTCTAACGTGCAATGAATTTGATGCATTAAATTTAACTTGTACAGAATTCGATAACTTATTACTTAGTTGCACAGAATTCGATTTATATGGGGAAAAAAGATTTAGAGTTGATAGCAACTTGTATATGCACAGTCCTTTTACAGGCGAATATGTGTTCTATCAAGATGTTATCAATCAGCTTGCGGAGCTACACTTTAATAATCCTATCACATCGAGCGAATTTGACGCTTTATTATTAACCGTGACAGCGTTTGAATCTAAAGCGTTAAGTGCTTACACATTTGATAGTAACGCAAAAACAGCGTTAAAATTATAATAATCAAGGAGGACGAATAAATGAGTTCAACAAACAAAACAAATTATTACAAATTAAGCCAGTACATTGGAACAGACAAACCGACATATTTAGGCGATTATAACACAGATATGTCTAAAATTGATGCTGGAATTCACGAAGTACAGGAAACAGCAACAACAGCTAATCAGACAGCTGGAAGTGCAGAAGCTAAAGTCACAGCTTTATCTCCTAGTGTTGAAGCATTGCAGAACGATATGGCTGGCGTAAAAGCTTCTGTACAGAGTTTAACGGTTGACAATGCACAGAATAAAAAAGACTTAGGTACTTTAAAAGAAGAAGTTTCAAGCGTAAAAACAACAGCTAACGGTGCACAGTCTGAGGTTACAAATCTTAACGCTGATATCGAAAGAACTTTAAAAGATACAGTAACGCCCGTTAATGGCTTGAGAGGTACAATTAATGCTGGCTACAATACAAAAATGAATTTAATCAGCATTAACGGACATTTGAGCGTGTCCAGTCCGACAACAGTCGGAACAAATATCAGCGTTGGAAAGTTACCGTCTAGCATTCCAGCGCCTAGTTCTAATAAAACGTTCTATTTTGTTGCAGGCTTGACGAAAGAGTCAACAAGTAATTATAGTCGAGTTCCAGCTGATATCACAATTGATACTAATGGTAATATTATTGTATCAAATCCACTGGGCGGGTCTGTTTATGATATTAATATTAATCTAATGAACTTTTATATGTAAAACATTAAAAACAGAAAACCTACCTCTTAATTGAGGTAGGTTCATTTTTTAATATTTATCTACCTTATTTTTTATCAAATATTCTAAGAAAATACATACAGTTCCCAAGCTGTGTTATTTATTCTAATTCCTTCATTTCTTCACTCGCCCACTGTGGTAGTGTTTTACTTGTATTAAATTCAAAATGCTCCCCAAGCTCACTACGCAATACAATAATATCATTTTCAATGTCAACTATTGCTGATATAATTCTCAT